GAGGACCCGATCATGCGGAACGCCCCGATGGTGCCTGAAATGGTAGCATCGAGGATCGGAGCTATGCGGGGTGGAAAATGAGCATGCTTACGGAGGCTGCAGCCCGGCTGATATCAGAAGGGGTATGCACTGCGATAGGAACCGATCTGTTCATTATGAACCGCCCATCAACCCCGGACCTCTGCACTATGTTATATCCCTACGCGGGCAGGCAGCCGGAACGGTTGCAGAGCGGGCCTGGGGATGATATGCCAGGTCTTCAGGTGAGGACCCGGGCGGCAGCCGGGGATACTGCAGCACTGGAAGCCAGGGCAAAAGCAGCACAAAACGCCCTGGAAACAATCTGTAATGAGGACCTTTCAGGGACTACCTGGAAAGAGTGTATCCCAATGGGATCCCCGGAACCAATCGGGGAGGATGAAGACCACCGTCAGGAATTGACGCAGAACTTTGCGATTATCAAAAATCCCAGTTAAAATTGAAAAAGGAAGGTGAAAAACAACCATGACAGCAAGTGCAGGATTCAGCGCATACGGCACAAAATTAACCGTAGGCGCCGGTGCAACAGAAGTAAAAGAAACGACTAAAATTGATGTCGATCTCGGAACCGTGGATGATGTCGATATCACGAACAACAACAGCGCCGATGCAACAGAGGAGACCGTGCCGGGTATCATAAGGACGGGCGTAATCGATATTGAGGGAAACTTTGTCCCGACGGACACAGGACAGGCAGCACTTATCACAGCCCTCCAGGCCCGGACAGATGACCTTGCAATTGTCGTTACCTGTGCGGATTCCGGAGATGCAACGTTTACCGGAACCGGCCGGGTGAAGTCATTCAAGCAGACCAACCCTTACAGCGGGAAAGCCGGGTTCACAAGTCAGATCAAAGTGAAAGGGAAACTCACATTCGCTGCATGAGGCGGTCTTAAATGACAGCAAGCAGCGGATTTTCAGCATTCGGGACGACGTTTCTGTATAAGGATATGCCTGTCCTGGAGCTGACGAAAGTCGATCCCCCGTTTGGAACCGTGGATGATGTCGATATCACGAACAACGATTCGCAGGACGGAATAGAGGAAACGGTATCCGGAGTGATCCGGGTAGGAACCGTGGACCTTGAAGGCAACCTGCTCCCTACCGATACCAACGGGCAGATGGAGATCAAAGACGACCTGCAGGACAGGGCATCAGGGGCATGTGCGGTTATCCTTCCCTCCGGAAAAGGGATGATGTCGTTCACCGCTTCCCCTAAAATGTTCAAAGCCCTTAATCCCTATGAGGGAAAAGCAAGCGTCGCAATTTCCCTGAAAGCAACCGGGAAAACAACCCTCGTCAGCACCCCCGCCACGGGCCTTACAACCCCGTTCTTTGCACTCCGGGATAATGGGAGCAATGCGGTAACACCATCGCCTGCAGCAGCGGGAGATGTGTACAACTACCATGCCACGCTTGACTTTGCCGATACCGCTGTTGCTATCCAGCCGACCGCAGCAGCCGGGACGATCTACGTGAACGGTACCGCTGTGATATCCGGGGCCTGGTCCTCAAATATCACAATTGCAGAAGGGGAGGAAAAGATGATCCTGGTAGAGGCCCGGGAGACGAACAAGGCAAGCAAAATATACCGGATATATGTAAGGAGGCCAAGCGCATGATCCCCGTTGATATCCAGCTGGATAAATTACGGCAGATAAAACTCTCCCGCCGGGGTATGGGAAGAGCCGAACGAGCGCGGGGTATGGGCTGGATGGAGATGACATCGCCCAAAAACGCCGGGGCTGAAAGCCTGCTCTATATCTTGTGGGGGGGACTGCTTAAAGACGATCCCGCCCTGACAATCGAGCAGCTTGACCAGATCATTGAAGATATCTGGGAAAAGGATCAAACTGTTGGAAAACGGATTGACGATGCAATCGCCCAGGCACTGAAAACACAGGGTTGGTACCCTGAACAGGTCGCTGATACAAAAAACTAATTGAGAGATTACAGGAGCGGGCTTATGATTTGTGTGGCATTGAACCGGATGATTTTTGGGATTACGCACCTTCCGATCTTGATTTCATGCTCTCGGTCGCCCACAATAAACGGGAAGAGGAGGAATTTAAAACTGATCTCCGGATCGGCTGGCTCTGTATGCATTTCACCCTGCCATATCTCGAACCCAACACGTCCGTTACTGTCGGGGAATTTATGCCGAAATGGAAGCCTGAAAAGCCAAAGGAGCGGGTCGTTATGACTGATGATCAAATCGAAGAGTCAATTACAAAATTTGTGTACCCCATGCTGAAAGCCGCTGAAGGAGGTAAATAATGCCTGATATCGGGCCCCCAATGACATGGCGCCTCGAGCTGGACAACCAGATCACCCGGGGCGCAGCTGAAGCGAAGGCGTCAATTAACGGGGTTGAACAGGCCGGGAATAAAGCAACCGGATCAATGAGTGTCCTGGATAATGCCAATCGTAAAAATGCCGCTGGGTTCAGGGCGGTCGGGTCCGTTGCAATGATGGCAGGAGCCGGGATCATGTCGGCGGGTATCGCAGCTCAGGCGTCCGGAGGAGACATGGCAACCCTCGCACCGATTATAATTGGGGTCGGGGGCGCTATGACTGCATTAGGCAGTATCTCGATGATAACCGGCCCCCTGATCAAGGCAGTCGGATGGGCGCACTCAACAGCCGTCCCTCAAATCATGGCATTCGTCGCCGCACAATGGCAGGCAAATGCAGCCTTAACAGCCCTTGCCGGTGCTACGATTGTTGGTGCCGCGATCGCAGGGTTATGGCTGCTCTACAACGCCATGAACTCCGCGAAAAACAATGCCGCCGAACTGGAAAAAGAGATTAAGAGACTCAACCAGACCGCCGACGAGATGAAGTATATCCAGGCAGCAGCCGATGATAAATTAAAGGGCCTGAAAGATACCCTGGATAAGTCTGGAAACTCGGTAAAGGACCTCAAACAGGATTATGACGACCTTAATACCGCGATGGGTAAACAGCTCGATATTGCCGATAAACTCCGACATGCACCGCTCGAAATTGCAGACGCTCAACAGGCTTTGAAGGATGCCAGCACCGATCTTGTGAAGGCGATGCAGTCCGGGGATAGTGCCGAAATCACAAGGGCACGTAACCGGAGGAACAATGCAAAGGAGGCATTGGACGATGCACTCCGGAATAAGAAGGCCGTGGAGGATGAAGACAAGGCCAATCGAGAGCAGATCAAAACCCTGGAAGATAAAAATAAAGTCACCTCGTCCGAGGGATTGAAAGATAAGCTCGCAACAGCGGAAAAAACCCAGGCAGAACAACAGGAAGCCTATAACAAACAGCTCCTGATAACAGAGGAGATTGAGAACCGGGTTAAGGCAAACGATTTCTACACGAAGTTAATTGAATGGCAGAAGGCAGGTGTAACCCTTACCGAAGAGGACAAAGCGGCGTTTGCCAATGGGCCGGACTATATGAAGTCTGCGTATTCCCGGTATTCTGGAAATTACGCTACAACCACGAAAAACCCCAACTATCTAAAAAATATATTCGGGATGCCGATTGAACAGGGAACGGCAGCTTACAATATTCTTACCGGACAGGGGTCCGGTTCTCCAGGTGATCAATGGAGAAATGCGTTACTCCAAGGATCACAACAACAGTGGAGTGCACTAACCACCCCAAATCCGAACGCGGGAGGGATGCAGAGCAACGTCCCGATAATCATCGAAATCAAAGGGACCGTTACCGACCGGAAGATCACCCTTAACCAGCACGGCGTCAGTGTCGTCGGGAGGATGGCATAAATGACCGCAACCTGGACCTTTGATAGTGTTACCCTCCCCCACCCCCGCGTGAGTATTGACTACACCGCTAATTTTTCATCGGCCACTACGAACACCGGGAGAGAGGCAATACAGGGGAGCACCGCGCAGAACGTCCGGATAAAGGTCCAGTGCATGGACTGTACCCTTTCCGAAATGCTGGCAATCGTAGCGAAGATCGGCACGAAGGGAACCCTGGTCCTCAATACCGAAACGTTCACGAACTGCATGATAGTCCCGCCGATCAAGCAGAATCCTGATGTATTATATGGAAGATTCCAGCCTGAAATTACATTTGCGAGGCACACAGCATAACAGAGCATAGAGGAGGAAAAAGACAATGGCAATCGACCCAGCTGAATTAAAATGGTATCGCTCCACCACCGTTGACGACACGACCTCAAACGGAGGGGTGATCAATACCGGAGCAGAGATCACAACGAACAGCGCAGAGAATATATTTCCCGATGTCACCAATGCACAGCGGGTAACGGGCGTCACTCAGTACCGGAAGATTTTCCTGTATAACAACAACGCTGACACCTATACCGATATCCTCGGGTGGATCTCTACCAATACCCCGGCGACCAACAGCGCGATCAGCATCGTGAAAGGGACGGCCTCGGATACCCAGGCAGATGCAGACGACTACACCTATGTCTCCCCGGACTCTGCGGTTCATGCGGATGTCCTCGATCTTGATAGCCTGGCTGAAGATGCCAGTGTCGCGATCTGGATAAAGCGGGTCATCACGGCGAGCGGACTCGGGTACACGAACGACACTTTCACGATCAGCGTCACGGATACATAAACGGAGCCTGAAAAATGGCTCTTGTTAATGGGGATTTTGAAACTGCTGAATACGAAGACCCGGAAGATCCAGGCGTTTACATAATACCCGGATGGAGTAAATATTCAGAAAGTGGTGGAACAGTCCACACCACAGCAGCCGCGAAAAGATCGGGTACTTATGGACTCGAATTAATCGTCCCTGCCTATGGAGTGGCACAAGCATCCCAGGATATCGGGGCCGCAACTCCGTTATCAATAATTACTATTTACTCCGTTTCTCCGGCTCATCCTGTAGGTACCCATCTCCAGGTAAAATTCTCCGATTCAGGGACTTCTTTCGATAGTGCATGGCAGGATCTTATCCACGATAGTTACACTCAAAATCTTTTTGATCTCGGGGATCTCGGCCTGTCTGGAGATGCAACCCACCTAACAATAACCTTATCAGCTAATGGTTCAGAGACTGATGGAATTATCGGGTATATTGACGATATTTCCATTGCATCCGGGGCGGTTTCCAAAGCAATTCAGGCACTCTATGATATCGACCAGATAAACAAGACCCTTCAGGCTCTTTATGATATCCGGGGAGAGAGAACAATTCAGGCCCTCTATGATATCCTACAGACAGATAAAACGATAATTTCCCCATATAATATACAGCAAATCATTGATGCCTCTGTCAATAACATGACGATCAACTTCTCCGGGGGATCTGTCGCTTTCACCGTAGGTGAAACGGTCACCGGAGCGACAACCGGGGCCTCGGGTGTAGTGGTATCGTTCACCGTTACGAGTGGATCGTGGGGGGCAGGCACGGCAGCCGGAACAGTGACCCTATCCGGCTCGACATCTGCATTTTGGACCGAGGACCTTACCGGGTCATCCACCGGAGTAGCGGAAACAAACGGCACGACGACCGGAAACACCCCCTATATTGTATCGACAGAGGTATCCCGGAGCATTACGGAAGCCCTTTGGACAGCACAGTTTGAGATCTTCGATACCTATGTCCCGCCTTACCTCGATGCGGGGATCGTTATCACCATGCCGGACCACCTCGGGAATACCCAGTTCCTGTTTTATGGGGTTATCCCGTCACCGAAGTATAACGTTCAGGCCGGCCTGAACAGTACCCACCTCACCGCGTACTCTTACGCATACTACCTGACAAAGCAACATCTCACGCCTGGATATCGGCAGAATGTTTTAGTAAATCCGCTCGCTCCATATGGCACCGGATCAGCCCTTACCCCGGTCCCTGCGGTCTATATGGTATCATCGCTTGCTGTGGGGGAAACTTGCTATGTCAATCCACGGTTATGGGTAACGGATCTCCTTCTTGGCACCGGCCTTGTTGCTCACCAGATTGATGATAACAACGATTGGGTAACAGATACTTCACCGTACCGGCAAAAAGAGTTCCCGGAATTTCTCACCTCGATTATTACGAAGATGGAAGGCATCAAAAAATATGCAGACTACCTCGATCAGATATTCTATGATTGGGTAGCAGGAACCCCCTCAGTGCCTCTTGCATACGCGTACCTTGTCACGAATGACTCCTATGATACCTTGTTAGACCTTCCGGCTGAAGTGACCTTTACGAAACCCTCCGGGCCGTTAGACGCAACGGTGGATTACGTGCTCGGGGATATTGAGATAATCCAGCGCCTCGAGGAGAACTATAACCGGATCAGCGTTACAGGTGTGCCAGGTCTGGTGGTCGAACACCCGACAGGATTCGCAGCCGGAACAGTAACGTTCACCCTGGAACAGGACGCCCTTATCGGAACCTGCGGGGCGATTGTTAACGGGGCGGATAAGGCACTCACAGAGATAGAGGAAATCGCGGGTGTGACAGTCGGACAGGTGACGTTAACCGGCCTGCTTGTTACCGATATCCTTTACCTGACCTATAAACCTGCAACTGATACCCCATATTCTCCACACTGGCAGTATGATTTCGAGGACTCGGGCGTCACGAACGGCACGGTAAAACCGATTGAGTACCCACCGGTTTATTCAGAAGATTTGAAAACACAGGCCGACACAACGGCGTACGGAGTGGCTCTCTATGCATATCTCCAGACTGACGCTAATACCTACACGGTGAAATTACACAGGAGGACTGATTTAAGACTCTATCAGAAGGTAAAATTTGTGGGATACTCCATCATCCCTGAGACAACCATGAGGATCACGAAGATCCGATACTTCCAACAGGGAGAAAAGGTAGAGGTAACGGTTGAACTCACTGCCGATAAACACCTCTCCGCACAGAACAGGCTGAAACGGTTCATGGTCCTCGATGAGTATTCCTTCATCCAGGCGATCGTTAATGACGAAATCCAAAAGGAATTAAAAGATGATCCCGGGACGGTCATCATGAAAGGGGGTAAAATTGTTTATATTCAGAACCGGGAAGGCCTGTACAAAAAGGTCGTGATGAAGTAATGGTGAACGTCGGGGATAAAATTCTCACCCGGGGCCTGTTCGGCCTTACCTCCGCGGCTGTGTCTGCCGGATCTGATATCATGTCCCGCATGGGAAGCAATGGCACGAAATCGGGATCCGCCGGTGTCGGAGATAACATCCTGACCCGGGGAATATTCGGGCATAAAAGCAGTGGTGCTACATACCCACTTCCAGGAACTATTGCATTTTACTGCGGTTTCGGAGGGGGTGATGAAGTTATCTATACTATCTGGTACGGTTACAATACCGATGGTTCCGCGGGATCGGACGATGCTTATTTTATTATTGAAAAACGAGACCCCATCACACTGGCAATTAAGAGTACCACCACTGTCAAGATGATGGATGGGTCCGGTATTCCTACCGAG